GTTTTCATCAAGTTTATCAGTTTTTTCTAATGTATAATCTTTACTTGATATAACTTTAGCATCTTCAGCATTTTTCAAAATCTTTTCTAAATCTGATTTATCTGATGATGGGAATTTTAAAGTGTTAGCATCAACTACTTTAGGTTTAATTTGAGTTTTAGTTTTTTCTTTTAAATAGTCTTGTACTAAAGACAAGTTTTTAGGAGATTTGATAGGAAAAACAAACATTTCTTTTCCGTCATTATCTTTTTTAGAGACAAATTTATCCTTACCTTTTTCAAATGTTTTACCAGTAGCAGTTTCTATTTCTTTATATAATTTAACGCCATTTTCATCATAAATCTTTTTATTGTTTTTAGCTTGAGTAGGATTAGTTGGTTTATCACCAAATACTTTTTTCTCAAAGTCTAATAATTCTTTAGATTTAGCTGTGTAAACACCTCCAAGATACTTAGGGTCTTTTAAAATGGCAAGAACTTGATCAGCTGTTAGATCATTCATAGTAGTTAAGGTTAATTCTTGTTCTACCTTAATACCTTTCAATCCACTTTCTTCTCCACCTCCTTGAGGTTCATCTTGTTCTACTAATTTATATTTAAATTTACTCATAGTCCTAGTTCTTGTAAATCTTTAATTGTTTGTTGAGCTGATGTGTGTAAAATACCAATGCCGCCCTCATAAACCCATTCATTAATGTTATCAGGGCGATCGTCAATAAGTATTTTATCTTTACCAGAATAATTTCTTTTCTTTTCTCGTCTTGCTAAAATTAGTTTAGTTCCTGGGAGATTTTCATTTACCCATAAATGTTTTCCATAACGAGATGAGGGATCCATAGATGGTGCTGAGAGTAAAGCTGGTTTATATTTACTAATGTAGTTCCATAATTCTTTACCATCTGGCATCCAAGGCATTTTAGCCCAATATTGGGCTCCTACTTTATCTATAATTTCCCAAAACTTTTTAGTACCAAACCTAGATTCATATTCTTTAGGTTTCATACCTCCAAATTGTTCAAAACGTCTATCAAAGTCACATAACACACCATCCATATCACAAAATATTTTATATTGTGATACTTGAGTTGCTTGTTCTTCTTCTTTAAGTTGTTTATATAAGTCTGTAAGTTTATACATTTTTAATTGAGTCTTCCCAGTTTCTAAAAGTCATATTTCCATGTTCATACGCTTCACGTTCCAATTGATCTAAATCACCATCCTCATTAGTGTTGGTAGTATTTACATTTCCTAATCTACCTTCATTATCTTGAATACGATGAATCATTTCATGAGTATATGAACGTAATACATCTTTTGGATGGCGATTTAAAGTATATAAAGTTATTGAACAATCATTAGGATCGTAATATGCAGTTCTACCTAAAATATTTTTAGCGTTTTTTACATCATTGTTTATTATTCTTAATTTAGGTAAAGGCGTAATATTCATACCTTGATCAAGCATATATTTAGTTAACAACACTAATGCATTTTTAAAATCTGTAGGTTGAGAGTGTTGACAACCACAATTTTCTTCAAGAGTTCCACTTGTTACCGCTTTAAGAAAATCTTGATAATCTATTCCATCTGGTAAGAATCTAGAAATATCTTGGTTTGTTTGGAGAGCATTTCTGAGATCTGTGGCGCTTAAGTTTCCTGCTGAACCATCATAATTTTTAACAACAGTATTTAAGGGTACTTTCCCAAATCTTTTAAGATCTTCTTCTTTACCAAATACTGCTATATATTTAGGGCCAACTCTTTTATCCATTATCTCATAAGCAGATTTTACAGGAGAACTAAATGATAATTGTTCACCATTATCTCCTTTGAAAGGAAGATTATCTGAGATGAATATTTTTATATTGTTAGGTAATAATCCTTTATCACGATATAAATTAAATACGGCTTCACTTTGTTGGGCTGTTATAGTTTTTTGATCAGGTTTAGACTCTGATGATTTTGGGGAAACTAACACCCACACCTCATCAGCATCAGCAGCAGCTGCTCGCATACGAGCTAAATGATCTTTATGGGGTGGTTTAAATTTACCTGGGAATATAGCTATTGTTTTTTGAGTTTCTTCTTCTAGAATGATTGATTTGACTAAATTTATAGTTAAAGAGTTATATTTTTCTTCTAAAGAAGCTATTGTATCTAATGCTTGTTGCTTTTTAATACCTTTTTCAATTTCTTTTTCAGCAGGACCTACACGTATATTTCTAGCAAACATTCCTTTAAGGCGATCTATAGATCTTCTATTTTTAAATTTTTTAATTTTAGGTATAATATCATTAAATTTATCTTTTTCAATATCAATACCTAAAGCATAAGTTAATTTTTTAACATCTTCAAAATTACTAGATTTCCATATTTCTCTACCTTCATTTTTACCTATAGGAACAATTCTTAAAGATAATTCTGATGGATTTAAATTAAAGTCGTATTCTTCTCCTTCATTAGGTTTTTCAGGATTTGTAATTCCTAATTCTTTGAATAAATTATTTACCTGTTTTTCATCTAATTCTGTGAATACAGCTTTAGCTAATCCAATAGCTAATACTTGTTCTTGAGCAGGTAAATCTAACATTTTGTATGTGAATTTACCTTCTTCTTCAGAAGTAGTCACAATGTTATCTATTTGAACATACTCCTCTGTTTTGCCAAATATAGGATATAATGTAGTGACTATATTACCATGTATGAAATATTTTTTATTTCCTTTGCTGGGGATATTAGGAATTTTATTAACTTGTTCTAAAAATTTAGCTAGTTCTTGTTTTGATTCTTTTTTATCACCTCCAGAAAAAGATACAACAATATCTATATCTCCAAATATGTTTTTCTCAGGTCTAGAACGAACACCAGTAATATTATATGATTTATCTAAACCTAATGGTTTTAAGACATTATCTCTGTAATCGCGGATTGTTGTTTTTAAATCCTCTTTATTTATACGGGATCCACCTGCTGCTCCACTCATATTAATTAAATATTATCAGGAATATATGCTCCTGCTCTTTTTAAAGCATCTCTGAATAGATCTAATGTTTTGGTTTGATCCTCAGGTTTAAGATTGTTATTAATATAATTCATTAACTTATCATAATTATTAACTATTTCTAAGGTTAATGGTTCTTTAGATTTATATTCTTGATTAAATACTTCTAAAGCTTCTTGTGGCTTATTTGCTATAATTTCACCTGTCTCTTTACGAATAAATCCTTTACCACTTTTGAATGTATATCCAGTAGCAGCAAACATAGCTAACATTAATTGACCTCTATGTAAACCTTTAATATTAGGATTATCTTTTGGTAATTCAGAATTATATCTAAATTTTAACCAATCCATATCTCCTGTGTCAATATCTAATTGAGCTCTAGAATCTAATTTTTTTCCAGATTTTTCATATTGTGGGTATGAAAAATGAAGCGTTCCTCCATTTGTAGCTTTATTGCTCCCAAACATATCTCCACTAGCATTATTAATTTTACTAATTATAAGATCTAATAAAGCACGAACTTGAATAGCTTCATCAGTAGCTGAACGGGATGATTTTTTGTATTTTTCATACAGAGTATTGAATTCATTTTGATCTACTCCCCATCCTTTAGTATCTGCTTTTCCATCTTTAAAAAGATATTCTGAAGAGTATGCTAAATCAACATCTCCAGATTGTGGTTTATTACCTGTTGAACCTAGCCAATTACTTTTATCATTTAATGAGTTAAATGTAGATTTTTTATTTGGAAATAATCTACCTAAGTCTTCTACAAATTTTTTAATTGTTGGTTCAATATTCGCTAATAATATATTCTCGGTATCATACTCTGTGTTTTTAAACACATTACCTCCTTCAGTAAGATATATTTCTTTTAAAAGATTAATTAAAGATACCATTAAATATTTTTGTTATAAATATGTTAAATATCTGAATTAATCTGGATTTCTGTGGGGAATTGTTCAGCGGTTGGTTTAGGGGCGGGATGTTCTAATTTATATAATTCATGTATATATCCAAATATTTTTAGATTTTCATCAATCGATTTTTCAGGTTCATGTATTTCCCATCCTTTACCTTGAATCTTTTCACCCTTTTTATCTTCACCACGTTTTGATGATTTCATCCATAATATACCAATACGGTCAATTTTTTCTTCATATAATTCATTCCATGCTTGAGCATATGCTGATAATTGAAGATCCTGACTAACATGTAATGAGTTTGAAGTTTTAATATCCAGTAACCACTTTTGACCATTAATTTCTAATACTAAATCACAAGTACCAGCATAAATGTATATATCTGAGAATAAATGTACTTCACTTTCAATTAATGTTGGTTTATATGTTGTCCAAAATTCGTGGAATTTTAGGATCATTTTCCATACTTCTAATGAATATTTTGAATATCCTTCTTCATTAATTAATGATATTTTTTCACCTTGAAGATATCTTTCAATAGCATCATGTACTTGAGTACCTTCGTCTGCGGCTTTTCTAGCTATTATATCAGCATTATGCCCTACATCTTTCAACCAATTTTCAAAAAATTTACCTTTAGGCATATATTGTAATATACTAGTGACTGATGGGTAGTAGTTACCGTTTCTAGTGTAATATCTATTGTCTAATATGCTTACTCGTTTTGATTCTGTATCTATTTCTACTAAGCGTTTAACACTTTTTTTAAATACATTTACATTTTTTTCTATCATATTATTTGGAGTTTTTTCTCAAGTAAGTTTGAGAAAGTTAAAGGTTGAGTATTCTGAATAAGGTTAGTAAATTTTTCAAATCCCATATCACTAGGATCTTTTTCGTTTAGATCTACTAAGTAAACTTCTTTACCCTCATTCATTAGTTGTTCACAAAAATTTAAGGCTTGCTTTATAGCATCTTTATCTAAAGCAATATATATTTTATTAACTGAAGAGTTAATGAGTTTTTTCATTAAACTAGGTTGTAAAGTTTTACCTAGTAATGGAATAACATTACGTTTGATAGCAATAGCATCAAACATACCTTCACATAAAGTAATTGGCGTATTCCAATTAATAAAAAGCTCTAAACCAATGATATCACGAGTTACATCAGGATTGCGATACTTGACTGAGGCGTTTTTATCGAAGTTTCTTGCGGTGAAATAATTGAGATTTCCTTCACTATTATAAGAAGGTAAGATAATCATGTTAGCGTACCTACCAAACTCACAATATCCTATATTGTATTTAATAATATCTTCTTTAGTGATGCCTCTATTTTTTAGATAGTGTAAGGCGTGTTTAGATGAAATGCTAGATGGGGGATTTATTAATGAAATAAATTCATCTGGTAAGGTTGCCTTTTTGGTTTCAACTGTTATTTTAGTTTCTTTAGAAGCGGATTTAACTAATAATCTTAACTCATTTACTTTATCTGAGTCTGCTCCAATTTTCTTAAATAATGTAGTTAATTTTTTACCTTTGAATCCACAAACCCAACACTGATAAGACTGGAAATGAGGTGAGTGTTCTTCTAAATTTATTTCTAATTTTAATTTATGATGTTTACACTCAGGACAATGGTATGCTCTATTGCCTTTGGATGTGGGTTTACCCTTACCTAAGACAGAATCCATTAAATATATTAAAGCATTATCAACCATAACCTAATTATACGAATAAAATTTTGAAAATCCTAATTTTAGGCTACAAAATCTTTTTTATAATAATGGCCTAAAATAGTATCATTATAACTATCTATTAATAACACATCTAATTTTATTTGATACGCGGCTTCCCAATATGTTAAAAGTTTCTTACTAGGACATATCATCAATATTTCTCGTGTAAATTTTTCTTTACCTAATGTTTTAATTTCTTCAAGTAGTGGTTTATTACTACCCCAATAATTTTGCCAATCAGATTCTTTGATTACTAATTTTTTAGAGGGTGTTCTACCACGTTGAGTTGGTAATGCTGCTTTTTCTTTTTTACCTAATTTAACATTAGTTTTAGACATTAACTGTTTTTTACCAATATAAAACTTTCCAGTTTCGTTGTTAGTAATTTTGTAAATGAAACCAAATGTATTTTCCGGAAAATCTTCTATTTTTTCTATAACCTTATCTTTATATAACCACATTATCTATCTATGTTAATCAATATTGTCGTATCTGTTGTTGGTGAGGTTGGAACCGGTTGGGATAATTTACCTACAGCTAATAAATTTTGATTTTCATCATATAAACCTACTGTAGTAACATATGGTGAGAAATAAGATTCAGTTACAAATCCATAAACTGTACCTTCTGTACTTCCTGAAATGGTACTTGGGTTCAATGTGAAATTGAATTCATTTTCTCTAATAGTACATTTATATTGAGTTTCATAAATAGTATATGAACTAGAAAAAGAACAAGTTACGTTTGAAGAAGTAATAAATGCTTCTAATTCATCAATAAACGAGGTAGAAGCACCGTAAATTGAGGATCCATAAATCGCACTACCATATACAGAACCAGATCCAAATGAACCTGAGTTGTTACCAGTTAATATAATAAGACCATGAGGATAAAATATATTTCCAACTATATCTCCTTGATACAAGATATTTCCTTCTCCATCATCTGTTAAACTTCCACTAGTTGTAGCACTTGAAAATACAAATGAATTAGGTTGTATATAGTCACCAAATAAACGGACTGGGATGGAAATTACTCCTACAAGAGCATCAGAGGCAGTGGGGAAGTATTTTGGATAAGTTAATGTAGTTTGAGGATAGTTATAGTATGCTTGATTTGAAGCTGAGCCTATTAATCTGTCTCCTTCAGTATCAAATCCTGGGATTAGGATAGGTCTACTAACTTGATCTCCATAACTAGAACTTAAATAATTTGAGTAATAAAGTTCTAAAACAGAATTATAAACTAACCTTTGATATTGAACTCCTAATAGTCCAGTTGTAGGATCTGAGGTTGTATTAAATAGTGAGCCAGTTATATTTCTTCCTAAAAGTCTATCAATACCTACATCTGGGTAATTAAGAGCTATAGGTGAAGAAGCTTCTCCTACATTTATTCCTTGGAATGTAAATGTCTTGTTAACTTCAAATGGAGTAACAATTATGTCTGAGGCTAAAAATTGTTTGTAAGCTCCCATTCATTTTAGAAATCTAACTTAACTCGTACTAAAGCTTCTTTTGTAAAGTCTTTTAATAAAGGTCTTGATAATTTAGCTACAGCCAGCAATTCATTATTATCATTATACAATCCAATAGTGGTTGGGAATGTTTGTGGGTTATTGATGAAGTTGTTGTATATAACCTCACCTGTACTTCCTGAGATAAAACTTGGGTTTTCAGAGTAGTTAAATTCAGCATTTCTCGCTCTAATAAAAATATAATCTGAGGAAATAGTTTCTTGGCTATTTATTTGGAAGTTTCCTCCAGAATTAATTGCATTAAATAATCTTCTGTAGTTTAAGCCATCTGAGTTATTAGACTGGCTAGAAGCTACTTTAATTGAAGCAGATATAGCTAATGGGTTTAATAAAATAGTTCCAATATCTGGGAGTAACCAACCATATGATCCTGAGGCTTGGCTAAATCCGTTAGTATTCACTCCTTTGTATACTACTCCTGCAGATCCGCTTACAATCTGGAAGACACGTCCTGCATCATTAAATGTGATAGAGGATACTTCTTGACTATTGTCAGTTAATTTTAATGTTCCTCCGGTTCCGGTTAAAGATAAAGTTAAAGAACCAGGAAATAAAGTTTCTTTATAACGAGTTCTATCAACTGAAATGGCCCAGAATTCTGTGGCTGTTTGAGTTCCAAATATAAAATCAGTATTTTCGTCTCCTAGAATTAAATTTTGATATTGTCCATAAGTAGTTTTTGTTGGAGAAACATATGGAACAGCACTGTTATAATATGAGCTACCACTTCCTAATTTGTTACCATATGTGATAGCGAATTGAACCGCAGCTGATTGATCGGTAGAAGCAGTTTGGTATACATTAAGGTAAAAGTCACCGGATGAACCAGCTTCTTGAACTGATGAAGTATAAAAGCTAGTTAAAGCTACTACACCACCAGACCACAATGTGGCTGTGATGGAGTCAGCACTTACTACAAAATCTTCAGGATCTAAACGTTTAAATGACATGATTTATATTTTTATGATATTTTTGTTACAGTTACAGGGATTTGAAGACGAGCACCACTATCTCTACCTTCAACCATTAATGTGGCTTGCAATTGAGTGTTTGAACCAAATAATGTATTTACAGTAGTTGCTCTTAAATTTAATGTTGTACCAACAACAGTTTTAGAAACGTTAGTTCCTAATGTAGTTGTAGTATTTAATGCTTGAGCAGATGGAGTATTAATACCTACACCTTCAAATGTATTGAATAATCGAACATCTGAGATTGTGAATGTATATCCTGCTGTTTCGAATGTATTTCCACCAAAGTAATTTAATGTTTGAGGTGTAATCGATAAAGCAGCTCCTTGTTTAATTACAATAGAAGTATATCCAAGATCAAGAATAGGCATTTTAGCTGTTCCTCTAGGAAGAGTCACGAGTTTATACTTCATGATTTGAGTTTCTAAAGGAAATGCTTCTAATAAAGGCATATTTACAATTGCTTCACCATAATATGATGATCCTGATGGATGATTAGGATTATATAATGTATAATTTACTTCATCATCTGCTAAAGCAAACTGAGTGATTCTAAAAGAACCATCGTTTTGAGCTAGCAATTGTCTTCCTTTAGTGGTTAAAATTGCGTCTACTGTGATTACGCTATTATTTAAATATCCCATTGTATATTAAGTATTTTATTATAAATATTATTAAATTAACTTATTAAACCTTTTTCTTTAAGATCTTTAATTATCCGATCAAAATTTGCTTGTAATGCATTTGTAGTGTACTGAGGGAATATGAATCCTCCACCTCCTTGATATGAAGCTAAATTAGAATCTAATGTAATAAAATTAGGATTGGAATCAAATCTTTTTATTAAAAAAGAATCAAGATCTGTTCCTGGGGTAACATTACGATCTAAAGTTAGATATAGTGCTGGGTTGCTTGCACTAACCGTTAATATAGTATAAACTTGGTTTTCATCTCCTTCAAATCTAATTTGATCTCCTGTAATCAAAGAAAATGGTAAGAAAGGGTAATATCCAGAATTTAAAAATTCAGCAGTATTTGATTGTTGGGTTGTAGGTGAATTTGGATTATATATGGTATATCCAAACTGAGATCCTGTTAATATATTTAAAGAAGTTGCCCCATTTGTCCAATAATATAATGAGTTCCCAGGATCATAAGAAGCTGTGGCTCCAAATGAAGGAACATTTTGTATTGTTTGAAGTTGGGATACGGGTTCTATAGACATTATATAATTTCCAGCAGGATTATTAACTACTACTCTATATTGTTCACCAGATATCGGAGAAAAATATGGAGAAGTATATGAATATGTACTAACAACTGGAGGGATTCCTGCGGTAATAAAAGCCGTAAACGATGCTAAATTAGTATAATTGGTAAAGTTGTTAGTTGATTTTTGGAAAGAGATTTGAGCATTGAATCCATTTCCCGACCCAAATCCCCCATATATAGAATATGCTTTAAAGTTAAATTGTAATGCTATCTGAGTTAAATTACTTGTAGTTACAATCTGGATAAAATTACTAGTTGTATTAACTGAGATATTGGGGGTAGATGTAGGGATTGTAGGGCTAGTTAAATCAAATATTACTGAAGAATTTGGGTTCACTACTTGGTTTGTACTACTACCTGGGAATATATAAGTATAATCTGGAGGTATAGGTAAAAGAGGGTTATAAAATGACATAGTTTGAGCAATATTATACCCACTACTAGTTTGAGAAGCAATGATAGGCATAGGTAAAGCTCCTGCTCTAATAATAGGAATATTTCCTATAATTTGAGGATTACCAGAGATTGCGTTTAATACTATGTTAGCTTTTTTATCTGATTCAAAATTGTCTATTAAGTTGTAATAATATGAACTAGATATATTTGGATTTTGTACATTACCCTCTTCATCTATAAGATATAAAAGATGTGCTGCTGCTTTTCCTATTAATTCCGGGGTTGTTCCTCCCATCCAATCAAAATAAGCAAAATATGTTCCTAAAGATTGAACATTTGGATCTCCTGTTGCTATAGAATTCAGTCTAGTACCTTCATACACGTTAGAGTTTATTGTTCTTAAATTAAAATCGGGGCTGGTAGTTCTAACACCGTCGTATCTAGGTAATATCTGAGCTCTAGCTGAGTAGTTGTAGTCTTTAACTTCTGCATATTCTGCAGATTGAGATAGAATTTGTTGAAAGTTTGAAGGTATAGTTGATCCATCATCATATAATACTCTTCTAAAGAAACTACCAATCTGATTTTGATCTACATTATTTAATAAAACGTTACAATCACTATATTCAAATTCACTATCTAGGTATGGTTCTAAAATTGTTAAATTAGAAGCAACATTTGGATTTATAGATTGGGTAAACTGCCATTCCATATTACTAGCAGTAATTGCCACACCAGATTCATTATTAATGCGGAATGAGTATGAATATCCTTCAATGGGGGTAAAAGATCCAGTTATAACTGCATTTCCTGCTGGAAACACGGCAGCTTTAACTACTGTTGGTTGAAAAGGTCCAGTACTAGGGTTACCTAAATTTTGGTATAATCCAAAATCACCAGTCATTCCTCCATTAAAAAGTACAGATCCTGTAAATTTGATAATTACATTGGGAGTGTCTCTAAAAGTATATACTGCGGATGATGTATTAAAATAGTTTAAAACATCTATAGATGGAAATAACCCGCTTCCAGACCAAGCTTCGCCATCTTGAAGGATAATACCTGAAATAGGAGGAATATATGCTGAGGCGCTAAATTTATAATTTCTAATATTATCGTCTGCTGATGAAGTAGCATTAACTCTAGATATTTGGTATAGATAATAATCTGGATATTCAGTAATATTAACAACTGGATAGTCTACTATTCCTCTATCTGAGAATTTTACTCTGATGTTATTTAATTCCTGGAGTGATAAAGTATTATTATTTCCATTATTATCTTTTCGAGCAATTTTAATGTAAATGACTCCATTACCTTGTGCTAAAAAGACAGGTTGTTGATTATTTCGTGATGCTACTGGTCCTATTGCTGCTACAGGCATATTTATTCAATTGGATTATAAGGATTAAGATTTTGTTGGACTGGATTTCCAGGGATATATGTTGGAGGATCAAATAACCAATATATGTACATTTCTCCATCATCAGGTGATGTATTTCCATCTAAAAAGTTACCCAATGCTATATCTCTATTTGAACCAGAGGACTTATAAAAGAAAATAGAATAATCTACATCGATTGTATTTACTTGTAAAAATTGAATACAATCTGGGTTTAATCTTTGGTCAGTGACCTGTAAATTAGATCCACTATATTCTCCATTTATAAATTCTTCTTCAGTATCATGAACAAATGGAACTATACCTGCGGGGGTATTATTTGATCCACTCCAAGATTGAGTAATATTTACAAATAAGTCTGTTGTATATACTCTACCTTTGAAATCCGGAGTTGCACCACCTGCGCTTCCAGTAATATGTTCTATAGGAAATGACTGTTCATCAGTTGAAGCTATATATGTCTTCTGTCCATATGATAAGGATGGAAGACTATTTATAGATCCTGTTATTGTTATATCTTTTAATGACATT